GTATTGAAGGGAATGTAAATGTTGAAATTGGAACTGGATCAATCAAATTGAATGACATGTTGAAATACGATATATCTGAGAATGGAGCTTGTGGATCTTTAATTTTGAAGATGAATTCCACTCGACCTATTATTGGTTTACATGTTGCTGGAACAACTAAAGCATCATGGAATACATTTGGATATTCTGTCTTACTTGCTCAAGAAACATTTGAAGATATATTTATCGATCATACAAAAACGACAAAAAACGAATTTGATGATAAAGAAACCTCTGAAATGAACCCAAAACTCTCATTTCCGGATTTTGTTCAAGTTCAGAGTTTGTGTGTTACTGAACAACAAGTACATTTGCCTGAGAAAAGCAAAATTAAACCATCAAAAATGCATCTTTATGATGGTGAACCACAAACTGGTATAGCTTTTTTGTCAAAACGAACTCCTGGATATCCACATGAGATTTCACCTCTTGTTGCTGGATGTTCAAAACATGGAATATTAACAAATAATTTTTCAACATCAATGATTAATGAGGTAAAAAGCGCGTTGTATATTTACAAATATTCAAGAATGAAACCTGTAATGGTATCACCAAGACGTTTATCCATCGCTGAATCTATTCGTGGATTTGATTTGCCTGGTTATGAATCTTTGAAGCTTGATACTTCAATGGGTTATCCTTTTTGTTTCAAACAAATGAAACAAAAGAAAGACTACGTTGTTGTTACTGAAGAGGATTCCCGTGAAAAAAGAACTGTTTACATGAAGAGTGAAGTTCTTGAACATTTGAATGATGTTATTAAAAAGAAGCGTTGCGGTGTTATTCCATTCTTACCATATGTTGATCAATTGAAGGATGAAAGAAAGAAATTGTTAAAATTGCTTATACTTGGTTCGACTCGTGTGTTTTGCATGTCACCTTTCGCTAACACAATAACTAACCGAATGAATTTTCTCCATTTTGCAGCATCTTACAAAATGAATCGATTTGAACTACAACATGCTGTTGGTATATCACGTGATGGACCGGAATGGGGAATAATTGCAAACAAGTTGTTAAATAATTCAAACAATATAATAACTCTGGATTATTCAAATTTTGGACCTGGATATAACGCAATGGTAAATGCTGCTGGACATGATATTGTAAAAAAATGGACTATTGAAAATGTTGCTGATGTTTCTGAAACTGAACTAAACATTCTTGGTGAAGAACATTATAATTCTGTACACCTTATGTGTAATCTTGTGTATAGACAACTATCTGGTGGTCCAAGCGGTGATGGATTGACTGTTGAAAAAAATGGTTTGGTTAACGAAATATACATCTTACTCGCATGGTATGGTTTAAAACAACTCTTTGACATTGAAACCAAATCTAGCATTTTCCAGGATTATTTTGATAATGTCGTGTTATTTACTTATGGTGATGATGCAATTTTGTCAGTATCGGATGAATGTATTCAATGGTTTAATGGAACAACAATTTCTGGATTTTTTGAACAGTACGGAATTGTGGCAACTGATGCTGAGAAAACTGGTAAAATTCAAAAATGTAAATCAATTTTTGAAGCAACTTTTCTGAAATCACATTTTGTTAAACACCCTAAACATTCACGCGAATGGCTTGCTCCAATTGATATTGTTTCTGTCACCGAAACACCTCGTTGGATATTTGAATGTGAAGATGAAATGGATGCAACATTTAAAAACGTTGAAATGGCATTAATGCTTGCATATGGACATGGACCTGAATTCTATGAAGAGTTTCGCACTCTCTTAAATCAAAAGAGCAACGAAGTGGGCTTATCACCACAATTACGAACCTGGAAAGAATTGGATAAGAAATTCTTTCATATGTACTATTGAAGTGTAAGTTGGTTACTAAAACAAAGTTTGTCCAAGATAGGTGTGACTTGGAAATATGGATGATGAATCTCATATTGCTACATCTGTGTAAACTACAACTTCAAATGATTGCAATTTATAATTAATGTCCTTGAATAATAAAATCTTATTCGAACATCTGGATAATTATAAACGTGACAAAAAAAAAAAAAAAAAAAAAAAAAAAAAAAAAAAAAAAAAAAAAAAACAAAAAAAAAAAGAAAAAAAAAAAAAAAAAAAAAAAAAAAAAAAAAAAAAAA